GCAGCTTTGATCTTGTGCTCTGTATATGATGCCATTGATGTAATCGGTGTACGGACTCGCTGAGAGTCGAGTACAGATGGACGGATAATCTTACGAGCAGCCTCGACCTTTTCAGCCTCGACCGGTGCATCTACCGGGGTTTCCTCCGGTGTATTTTCAGGGGCTGTAGTCACGGCCTCCTCCATTTCTGTTTCTGTTTCTTTTTCGATCTCTACGATAGTCGTAGAAATAGTCGTGGTTTTTTCTTTTGTGCTAGTTGCAGCCTCGATAGCAGCTCTCGCCGCCATAATCTCCTCAACGCCGGCGCTACTAAAGGCGGCACTCTCGACGAGCGATACCTCTTTGAGGACGGCCGCCGTGACGAGCAGGTAATCACCCATCGGCTTAGAGGCCGTTACATCGACCCCTACGGATAAGCCACTAACTAGGTTTTCCTGAGCGAGTACGAGCGCATCTTGTCCCCGAGTGCTACTCGATAAACGGAAAGATCCGTAAACACCATTGTTAGCCTCGCTAAAGCTGATAGCGCGACCTACCGGCTTATCTTGTTGATGCTGCGATAGTAATTTTATTTTTGTTGCATCCGGGATAGCAATAGAGCCGCGCTCAAAAACTACAGGCCCGGCAGATGTGTAACCGACCTCGCCATATGGTGCAACGAGTCCGGATACGATGCGCCGCTCTGTATCGGCGGCTTGGATTTCTTGGCTAAACGTTAGTAGCACTTGCATCTCCTAGCGGTGTTAGTTGCTCCATTGATCGAGCTTGGTTTACATCGATTAAATCTAGGTTGAGCATTTTTTCGATTATGTCTAAACGATCTTTAGCATCTGCACGTAAAAACGTATCATCAACGGCAAAACGTACTTGATTGGATGAGTTTGTTATGTCGTTCATTGATAAACGATCCTCAATAGCAGATATGTAAGGTTGCAACGAGTACGCTACAAACTCCTTACGACCGTCTAAAATATTTTGATACGTCATTGAGTTATTCATATCGGCAGAGATGTAATACGCCGGTACGTTCATAGAGCGCGCGATTTCAGTAGCGAGGTATTGTGAAAAATCTACGTAGCCCATGTCCTTAGGTGAAAAGCCAATATTTTCTACGCTGAGAGTCGAGGTCAAATATGCCGTACTACGATTTTGTCTAGCGGCTTTCCATCCTGCGAGGATGCCTTGGATTTGTGCCTCCGGTAAATCTGCACCGTTATTTTTTAATACTGTAGTCGCCATCGGTGTAGCAGCGCTAACCGCTGCGGCTTTTTGTACATCATATGCAGCTCTAATAGTTGTAGATGCACTTTGTAATACACCAGGTAGTAACGATTGGAAAGTTACAAGCGATCCAATACCGGCCATAGGTACTAGATCACCATCGACAAAATAATCTTTAATCTCTGTACCGTATTGGTTAGTAGTATATGTAACTCGGTTATTAGCTACCCACTCAAATCCGCTAGGCCGGCCGTCGTCTGCATACAAAGAGGTAACGCGCCAATAACTTACGCCGTAAAAAATTAATGAGTCTACGGTCGCGCTAATTGTAAGGCTGCGAGGTTGGCGTATGTCGGGTTGCTCTAACCAAACAGGAGAGCCTAACTTTTCGCCTGTAGATTTTTTATATAGTGCTAAATCAATAGATGCAATAACTCCGGCGATTAAATTGCGGCATCGTGCAACGCTCGCTACTTGTAAAGCAAAGTTACGATCAATACCAATACCGTTATATCCAAAAGAGCTATTAGTATTAAATGATCCATAGCCGTAAGTAGTATCCATTACGGCGGGTGCGTATTGCGCCTCGATAGCCGGCTTTTCAGCTGACTTAAACCCTAAAGTTTGGAGTAATCCCATGGAGCGATTTTCCCAAAATGTCAAGCACAAAATCAGGTATTATGCGGCGTGTCTACATATAGATTTTGGCCTCGCCTAGAGGTTGATTAAGTACGTGGACGACCATACTTAGCCCGATAGCTATGTCGATCGGCCCGGCCGATTTACGCCTTACTAATCTCCAGCTTGCATCACTTTCTTTAGCCGCGCAATTTTGCATATGTGCTACGAGCTCATCTTGGCCCGAGTGTGCGAGCTTTTTATTAGAGAGAGCTTGATGTAAATCCCCTGCCGCTTGATACGACTTTTGCCCGGATATATCGGTTATGTGGATCCCGTTTACCTCAAGGCGTTTAGCGATTGAGGCCGTCGTGTACTTGTCATAACAAACGGTCCGCGGGTAAAACTGTTTAGCCCAATAAGCGATCCGATTAGCCATATAAAGCTCGTCGATAGCTATATCGCTATGAAATACCTCGAGCACCGCTACCCCTATGCGGCCGTCATCGAGTAGTTGGCCCATTACGAGCGATCCATTACGTCTCGACGGTGCCACATCAAAGCCAAACACGGTCAGCGGACCGGGTACTAGCTTAAGATCCTTATTGCCGGCCTCCTCAACAGATAGGTAAGGCCACGGGCTCGCCGTAGACGAGATCCATTGGCACAACAATTCAGTTTTAGTAGTTTCAATAGATTGAGTAGCGACGGCCTCAGCCAGCGCCTCGAGCGTTACGGTGTAGCCAAGTGCCGGGTTTGCCATGGCCCACGCCTTAGGATCATCTATACGAGCGAATTGCTCGGCGCTATATTCATAGTAGCCAAGCGACGGCGGAGGGCTCTCTAAACATCTTTGTCTCAAAGAATTAAGCACGGTGCTAAATGCATCTCCACTATTGCTAGTTAGTAGTGTTTGAGCGTTAGCCTTGGCGCGAGTCGTAGGTGTTGCAGCTTGATACCCCTCCTCGCTAATCTCGCGTAATTCATCGATGTATAAAAATGAGGCGGACCTGCCGCGAGCGCCGTCGCGCGTAGCTGCTACCACATCTAACCTATGCCCGTTTTTAAGCTCGATCGACTCGGTGCCGTTAGCGTACCTAATCTGCCGTACTTGCTGAGAGAGCTCTGAGTTGCCCTCGATCGCGTAGGCCACCTGCCTAAAGGTGTCTAAAGCCATCGATCTATTGGAGCTCATAATGAGCACGTTAGGGCTATCAAATAAAAACATATGCGCGAGCATCATCATACGCGCGAGGTGAGTCTTACCTTGTTGCCTAGCTACGAGCACGAGGTTTGTCTTACGGATAAATAGATCCTCATCGGATACCGAGGTCATGTCATCAATTACAAAGCGTTGCCATGGTAAAAGCGGTACGCCTATCGAGTCTGCTAGATCCGATACCTCTTGGCCACGATTTTTAGTCTTGAGATAAGGGCTATGTAATCGAGGCTCAGTAGCCCCATAGAGCGGCGTAGTCATCCGGTGAGTATCCCTATCAATTCTGCTCGGGTTGGCCCGTACACGGACCGGCTAGGACCGTAGATGTGGTTATCGGGGAGATATTGCTTGGAAAGGCAGGGGGGGTAGAATTGCGTGCTAAAAAAACGGCTTGTGAGCGTGATCCCTTTGATGAATTACATGACTTGCAACACGCCACCATATTCTCAAGATTGACCGGATCTCCTCCGCTTTTAATGCTGATTATGTGGTCTACGGTCGTGGCATCTTGCCCACAATAAACGCACGTGTAGCCATCTCGAGCGAGCGCGACTAACCGGGCTTTTTTGTATTTACTGCTCACTCTCGGATCTTGTCTACCTCTAACCATTAGTAATGCCCCTTAACTTGATGATGTGCCCACGCTTTACACGGTGTTTGGTATCTATGTGATATGTATTTAAGTCCCATATCTATTTGACGATAAGGATCGAGGATCTTAAGTCTTAGCATTTGTGGTATCCCATATGCAGAGCTCTTAGGATTAGCTGCTCTTGGATCCCATCGACTCTCGTTATTCCACAATAGCTCCAAACATCTATATTGCTTGGCACTTATTACTTTCATATGTGCATATAGCTTGTAGTTATCTTTATCTTTTGTAGTGTTTACCGCTATTGCATTTGTTGTGTTGCCAAATACAAATAGCGCGGCCAATAGCACCAAGCTAAGCCCGCGAGCTATCCGCCTCAGCGGCTCGCTAGCTAGCATGGAGCGTAAACCCTTAGTCAAATACATGTCAATCTTGAGCGTGATCTTGAGCGTGTCCCACAGGCTATTAACACCTGTGTATAACTTCTGTGGATAACTCATTGAGTACTCAATATCTGTTGCCCTATGTAATGAGTGTAAGCCGGTGGAATAGCCTCGACTAACTCGCCCCATATCATCCAATCAATACCCATAGCCTCATGCGCCTCGGGCATTGTCTTAGCTGTGTGTCCACCGCCCGGGATCTCATCACGCATCGAGCCATAAATACCTACAGGCTTACCCTGCTCTTTATGGTGGCAATCTGTACCGCGTAACTCCATTGAGGACTCAAAGAGTCTATGCCTACGCACTTTCAGGCCAAATGCTGAGCCGCATAACTGTACGGGATCAATAAGAGGCGCTCCCTTTACGTTTTCTATAACGTACGGGATCTCACTTACTACGAGTAATGAGCGCACTTGAGCGAGTAAATCTTGTTTACTCGTACTCTTACCCTGAGCTACGCGTAGATGCTTAGTCACCGAGTAGGTTTGGCATGGTGGCGAGGCGTGTATCAGGTCAAAGCCCTCTAAATCCTCAGGCCTAAGGGTCATTACATCGCGGCGTATGTACTCAAACGGGTAGCGCTTACCGTGTTTAATATCCATGCCTACGACTTCATAACCTGCCTTGGCGTAGCCCATTGAGGCCCCACCTGCACCGCAGAATAAATCTAATACTCTAGGCATCTTTACCCCATCCCGTACCCTTAAAGCTAATACCCGGCGCGTGGTAGATCTGCCTCATGGCCAAATTACAACAATACGGCGTAACGTGCTCGGCTATCTTTTCTACCGTCTCATATCGGATATTGCAGCTAACACACTCATACTCATACGTCGGCATTTTTACACTCCAATTTTTTTAATATTGCTTTTACTTTCCATAAAGGGACGTGTTTTTCTCCGTAATTATCAATGGCCATATGATCAGTAGCCATATATTCAAGCTCGCATTTAAGCTCAAAAATGGTGCAAGTCTCAAAATAATCATCAACAAACTTACACATTTTTAAGATCCTCCATCATTACTACACCCATAACACCGCATTTAACGCATTGGAGCGTTTTAACGTACGGTGGCAGGTTATCGGTTACGACTCTTTCAATATGCTCAGTAATGCGAGCGCATAGGCGGCACTTAGTTTTATATGTCGCCATAATTTGACCTCTTTAGATATTGCATCTCAAATAGACTAGCTCGAGGTACCCAATAGTTATTTTGATGAGGGTGTTTGTATCGAGCTTGCTTAGCCATATGTACCGGCATCCATCCAAGCAAGGTATACACCGGGCTATAGCCTGTAACTAATATAGCTACATCGTTAGGCCTACCCGGCCCTCTATTTTGTAGGATTAAATGGCCGTTACCGTGTTTAGTCCACTTAACCTCGACGTTTTCGCCTACATCTGCCGTATCGTGGCCGTTATCGACGGCGGGCTTAAAGCCAAAATCGCCAAAATATGCAGCTACGGCGATCTCAGCTCCTGCCCCCTCGGCCTCCTGCCATACGAGCTCGTGCCAATTACTGTACTTTTGGCCAAAATTGCTCGCATCGCTTGGATCAGCATTACGTATAATCGTACGCTCGAGCCCTACTCGATGAGCGGTAATCTCCTGCGACCTATCGAGTATTACTTTAGCTACGCGCGACATTGTGCACATAACCATAGGACTACCTCACCGCTTACATCGCGTACGTTAAAGCCGCCTAGCTCTGTCTGCCACGTATAGCACTCGTCGCATTGTTTGGCGGCTACGACGGTCATATCGCCGTTATCGTGAATAGTCGTAGCAAGTCCGTCTTTAATAAAAGTTAGCTCGCCCATCTCTAAACCTGAGGTACCCATTTACCCTGAGAGTTGAGCACGTGCCAAACCGGCGTACATTGATTAGCTCGTACCCGCTCGGTGCACTTATACGCCGCCCACGGCTTGCCCGTAGATTTTGCCTCACCGGTCGCCCAGATCATCGTGCCATGAGGGCATCGAGGAGCCTCGGCTATCTGCTCACCGCCTAAGGTTTTACCGATCTCTAGCACCGCACTTGCCATAGTAGTCATATCCTCGATAGAGGCTTTAGTGCTCCATGGATCAGGGTCGGCCGGTAGGTTTTCTACCTTTTCCATATCCTGCACCGTAGGCCGCGCCTTATGGTCGAGGCTTGGAGTAAGTAGGCCTATGCACCTGCCGTATGCGCTTGTAATCGTGTCCTCTATAAACCATTTTTTGAGATTATTCGGATACGTCGATACGTTACCAAAAGCGTAATCGACGGCGCTAGGCACCTGATCCTCGTACTCGCGGTAAGCCTCGGCCTTTACTAGCACCGTACCGGCCATTACGTCGATGTGCTCGATAGAGGCGATTAATCGACCGGATGGAAACTCAGCTCTAAAGCGCTTGATGCGAGCATTTACATCCTCGTAGTTATCTAGAAAACTCATTAGATTAGCTCCTTATCTTTAAGAGCTTGAGCGATAGCACGACCCCGGATAAAACCCTCGCCGTGGCCTTGTCGGTGACCTATCGAGTAACCGATCACCATAAACATAAAGCTCATAAAACAAGCAAATAAACCTATTAATACATCCAAACTATTCATTACTTAGCCCTTTGTTAAGGCCGATCAAGCTACTAACCGAGTAGCCCTCTCAGCGTTTGTAGTATCAGTATGAGGGCTTTTTGTCACAAATGAAAGCGTAGTGTCTCTTGGCGTGTCGCTATTTGTTAAGGCGATCCTCGAGCAATATCTCATAGATGCGGTCTACACGTTTCTCGATACGCTCCACGCGCCCGGCTAGGTTATGGCCGCCGTTGCCGTCGGGCTTTAACTCGCTTAAATAATACTTTACTAGCTTTTGGATGAGCCCAGCCCCTAACCCCAAAATAGTAGTTACCCCCAAGGTAATACCAATTAGGAGCTGAGCTCTTTCCATTACTTTACCTTAACGCCGTTAGCACTCTTGGACGGTGTTAAAGCCTTGAGTAGTGGCCCAATTAGCCCCGCTAAAAAAGCGTTAGCTAATACTTTAGGATCTGTAATCCCCGATAGATATAAAGCGCCTGTACAAGCTACGGCATGGCGTAGATATGACTTAGCGTTTTCGATGACTTGCTCTTTCATTACTTGCTCCTGTAATGCCCTTAATTGATTTGACTTAATACATAAAGAGTTGAGGTACCGCTTGAGGTAATGGCATATAACGGCTCGTGATCTCCCACCATAATCGTTAGCTTGTCACCGTTATCCATACGATAACCATTAGCGGCCGTTAAATCAGGGCCGCCAATATATAACGTACCGCTCGCGCTATGTAAATATACGCTCTGATCTCCGGGTAATGCCGGCACTACTACCGCCGCCGTTGTACCTACTGTAAATACCGCCGATTTAGGCATTTTGTAATCCTAACTTTGTAATTAGATCTTTTGCTTTTGTTGGACTTACCTCGATCTCAAAGTGCATCTCATCCTTACGATTAACGTAATCGCCGCCCCACTTGAGTCCGTACTTTTTAGCTAGTGCTCGGATCATAGGCACCTTTTCAGCGGGAAACGTGCCCACCTTGCCGAGAGGATGCTTAGTCGCGTTTAGATCGATAGCCGTGCCGGATGAGTGACACGATAAACGATCAGTAGAGCCGCGCACCATACGGAAAGCGTAGCCCCAGTCGTCTAACGTACCGCCATCGATCGGCTCTATTAACTTATTAAACTCGGCGGCAAAGGCGGCTAATAGCGGGCCCACGCTACTAGCGCACCTAAGCCGTAAAGCCGTACCGTCTACCGAGTACGATTTTATACCGATCTCTGCCGGATCTTTAGAGGCCGGGTATCCGTTATAGCTTGTAAGACTCATCCAAGTAATGCAGCTACTTCATCTGCCGATAGTCCGAGTTTGTCGAGTACGGCTTGACGAGCTGCATCTTTAACGGCTTGCTCTGCCTCACGCGCCGCTTGCTCGGCTGCTATTTTAGCTTGCTCCTCATTAACTATGGCAATTTCATGATCCGTTAAATTACGGATGATTTCTTTACCTGTTGTAATGTCTACGATTTTCTCTGTATATGTCATTAAACGGCTCCGTATACTTTCATAGTCCCATTAGTAAAGTTATTACCACCAGCATTACAAATAATAGACACGCTGCTAATGACTGCCGTAGGCTCAAACATACCGCCACCAAAATAAGCGCGACTTGTAGCAGCAGCATTAGACTCTACACCTGCTACAGATGTCCACGCTTTCATTCCAGAGCCGTTAGCACCTAATACCTGCACGATACCCGAGACAGAGCTTGCGATATTATTACTCATATCTCCAAAACTAATGGAGCTTGCAGCAGGTTGAGTATTTGGTTGAAAAACATAAACAGAATAAGATGCTTGGCCTACAGTATTTTGACCAAATTGCGGATATGGGCCAGTTGATGAATTAAAACGCATTGTCATAAGAGCATTAACGGGCCCTCGCGCCGTGTCTACTGTGATCATTAAATTATCGTAACCGCTCAAACCTGAAATAGTAATCGTACCTGCTCCGGTTAAAGTAGCCGTACCTAGTAAAGAGTAACTTTTAGCGGCGCTTGATGCGCCCCACTCTAAACCGGTTGCGGTACCTGAGTTAGCTTTTAACACTTGTCCATTAGTACCGACACCTAAACGTGAAACGGTGGCCGATCCTGTAGCGGCAATTAAATCGCCTTTTGTTGTTACAGTAGATTTTGGTACCGCTCCATTACCGAGATCGTAAGCGGTTTTAACTGAGTTAGGCGTAGCGGCGGTCGTCGTCGATGTACTAGCTACCGAGTCCGTTAATTGCACCGCTCCTAATTGCGCCGTAGTGGCGTTTTGTATACCTACCGTAACCGTGCCGGATGTGCCTCCACCTGTTAGGGGACTCGTCGCGGTAACTCCCTCGATATCACCCGTTGCCCCTGAGGCTACCCAAGCTGCACCGTCGTAATACCATAAAGAGTTATTATCTTTTGTAAATGCAAATTGTCCCTCTGCCGGTGCGGTGATAGCCGCATCTCGAGCGGTTGCATTTGTAAATACGTTAATACCTTGCATGAGGTAGCCGTTTACGTCACCGGCGGTTAAAACCTCACCCGTTACAAAGGTCTTAAAACCTTGTCCAGCTGCCATAACCTGCTCCTTAGTATGCTAATACGGATGTATCGAGCACCCCGTATAGTGATGAGTTTAGTATAAAGCCGTCGATAATCGGCTCTTGAGTTGTAAATGTCGTTTTCCATGAGCTAGGCGTTACGCGATGAGCTACGCCAAACACTTGTAGAGTTTGTTGCAAAGTCGAGTTACCAGGTTGATTAGTCGTAACCTCTACAGGGTCAAAAAAATCTAGATCAAGCGCTGCGATAATGCCATCGTTATAGTTTTCGGTATAAAGGTCTAGCTCGATAGCATCGCATCGCGTACGAGTTTGTTTACGGCTTGCTACATAAGCTCGAGCGTAATCGAGCGCGGCTTGATCTGTATCCATTACTAGATTTTGCTGAGTATAGGAGTGTACAAAATACTCCTCGATAGAGGCGTCATCCTGAGCGATCTGAGCCGTACCGCCTATTTTGGTAATAGAGGCCGAGTTATATACCTGAGTATCATCCAAGCGCCATACGGCGTTATAGTAAGTAATCTCGCTACCGTCATCATTGAAAACTACAGGCGGGATAGTTTGAGAGTCTATGCAATAGGCACGATCTTTGAGATTTATCGATCCTCGAGCATCCATATAAATAGCACCATACTCGGATATAGAGGCGGTTTGTAGAGCTGATAAAGCCGTACGTAACGTGCCCGGGTCTGCCTGAAAAATAGTGTCGCCGTACTCGATCTCGCGCATCGATGGAGGCCAAGCGATCTCGTCGAGGATAGCGTTTACGCGCTCGCCGGGTAGGTCACCGGCTGAGGCTAGGGTTACGTTTGTTATCTGACTATTTTGGAAAAGTCTAAAGCCGTCTACCGCTGTAATAGTCGTGTATACGACGTCCGTAGCCATCTTAGGAGTCGTAGTCGTGTAGCTAGTAATAAAGCCGCTAAACATAGGGTACTCGGTGCCGTTATATGTACCGGTGATTTGTACCTTACGCATAGGAGTAAGGAGGCCGTAATAAGGGCTATTAGGATTTTGAGGGTTAAAGTCGCCGTTTTGGTCGACGATCCTAAGAGTAAGAGTGCCGGTCTGAAATACGTCGGCCTGTAAGTTACGCCCGCGCATAGTCGTAACGCTATCTACTACGTTAGATATATCGACTATAAGGGTATTGCTATCGGCTAATACGTTAGTACCTAAAATGCCGCTATCTAAAACCATGGCCGCACCAAAAGAGGGCCCGGTAGAAAAGTTAATAAAGGCGTTAATTACAGGTACGGTCATGCAACACCCGCCGTAAATAGTGGATCACCTTTACGGTTTAGCTCTTGTATCGTCTCTTGGAGCAGAGCAGAAAACTCATCTTGAGAGGCTATCGCCCCTGCATTGATAGTGACCGTATAGGTATTACCTAAGCCTCCACCGGGATTTACTAGGCCGGGATCGATATATAACCCACCACCGTTACCTAGATCGGGCATAGCCTCAAAGGATGGGAGACTAGGCACACTTGCCGCCGGCGGCGGTGTCCAAGTTGGATACGGCGGTAATGATCGGATAGCGGTAGCTAAAGCTCCTACACCTGCAATAGCGGCCGCGTTAGCTTGAGCCTCGGCCTCAGCTACGGTCGCAATACTGTTTAATTTAGCCGTAGTTAAATCTGTATCCGCTTTAAGAGCTGATAAATTAGCGTTAGTGTCTGCATCTGAAACGGTAGTAATACCTTTTAATAGAGCCGTAGTATTTTCTGTATTAGCCGTAAGTGCGGCCTCTGTTTTAGATTTTAGAGATGCAAAATAATCCGAGGTAGCTTGATCCTCGAGAGCTTTACGAGCTGCGGCAGACTCGGCCATCGCCTTATCGTCTGCCTCTTGAGCCTCTTTGCGCTTAGCTGCGATCTCCTCGACGGTTTTAATACCTGCCTTAAAGCTGATCTCATCGGCTACTAATTGTGCCGCCTGAGTCTTTTCAATAGAGGCTAGCTCCAAAATCTCAAGCGTACTAATCTGAGTTTTCTTTGAGTAAAAACTTAAGTCGTTTAGGCCGCCTTGCTTAGTGAGAGCATCGTTATATTTAGCGAAAGCCTGAGCCTCGGCCGCATCGGCGGCATTAATAGCCGCTAACTTAGCTGCATCCTTAGCCGCTTGATCTGCTCCTGAGGCGTTAATAGCTTTAATTTTTGCATCTTTAGTAGCCTCGATCTTAGCGAGCTCTGCCATTAAAGTTTCGTTAAGCCCTAGTAACTCGGTCTCAGTAATGCCCTTAAGGCCGTTTAACTTCTCGGCTTGCTTAGCCTTTGTAAGTATCCCAAGTTGCTCGATACGATCTAAAGCCTTTGTACCATCCTCATCCTCAATAGCCATCATGGCCTCAAGGCGTAGGCGTGTCTCTTTATCGTATGTAGCTCTTAAAGCTGCGGCAATAGAGATACGAGTAGTATCAAATTGAGCAGCGGCCTTATTGAGAGATAGCTCGTTTTTCTTAGCTAACTCGGCTTTTTTCTGTAGCGCTAGTAATTCTTTTTGGCGCCTTAGCGCTTCTTTATCTGCCTTAGCCTTTTCAGCGTTAGCCTGTAGGTTTTTAAGATCCTGAGGTACGCCTTGAGGGAAACCGCCTTGCCGGCCTCTAAGTATGTCTACTTGATTACGTAGGTTACCTATCGATAATTTACCAAGCTGATTTTTAACGCCTCTAAATATATTTCCTAAGACACCTGCACCCGGGATATTAGAAAATAAATCGCCTAGATCCTTGGCTAATACGGCTACGTTAGTAATAAGTCCGGATACAGAGTCTGCCGCACCATCGACCTTATCGATGAGCTTATCCATACCGCCGGATGATGTGCTAAGAGCGGATACGAGTGATTGGCCGATCTGCTCGCTTGCTTGCTCGGCTGCGATCTTAAGGCGGTTAAGTGAGCCCTCGTAAGAGTCTGCCGCGTTTTTAGATTGGCCGGCGTATTGCTCAGCGATTAACTTTTCTACCTCGAGATATGACTTACTTGCTAGCTCTGTATTTGTGAGGCCTAGATTTAATTGCTTGAGGCCTTTGTAGTTACCTACATATGCCTGACTTAATATCTTTGTAGCTGAGGCTAAATCCATACCCGTACCCGCACTAACGTCGAGCGCGGTATTGAGCATATTTTGAGCAAAAGTAGTAGAGCCCGTTACCTGAGCTAATTCAATAAATGAGGGTTGTAGCTGATCTCGATTTACACCGGTTACCTTTTCGATACTATCGATGTAACCCTCAGCCTCAGCGGTAGCAAAATTAAAGCCGAGATTACGTAGAGCGGTATCTAAACGCTTGGCCTCGGCGATCTGCTCGCCAAAAGCTGATACGGCTTTTTTGGAGTAGCCCAAAAGAGCAGCGGCACTAAAGGTAACTCCAAGGGTACGGCCTAAGCCCATAACGGTTTTATTAAACTTGCTTATCTGAGTAGTGCCCTTATTAAGAGCTTTACCATTCCACTCAGCTACCGCCGATACGATTAGATTAGGTACACTCGCCATTATGCAGCCAGCCCGTAAGTACTTACGCCATAACGGCCATTATTAAAGTTATTTACCGTATTTTCAATAGCTCTATATACGGCATCTTGAGCCCTGCCCTCGTCCTCTTTCCAAGCGCGATAGATCATACGACCGCGCTCGGCTTGCTTGTCTCCATAGAGAGGGCCTGATCGAGCGATAAAGTGAGCACCCGCATTAGGGTTATTAGATCGGCTATTAGGATCTCCACCCGGGTTTTTACGGCCCGAGGTTTCATAGATAGCACCCGCGGCAGATTTATTAGCTACATAGTAAAGAGCTTGCCATCCGTTGCGGTTTTTCTTACTTGGAGCCTGAGAGTAATAGATCCCTTTTACTACTGTTTGATGATCGTAAAGTGGAAACATACGTAAACGGCCCTCAGTATTGAAAGTCCTAAACATAGAGTTACGTGCGGTAATTTTTGTACCGCGAGTGTTTTCATTCCAATTAAAAAGATTATCGGGTTGAGGAGATGGCGCATATCCGCGAGCTTTGTCACGGATAGGAGTCATCGCCAAGCGCACCTCTTTATTCATCTCTTTAAGCATTTCGGGATCAAGTTTACGGAGAGCCTTAACCGTTTCGCGTACGCCTTTTATTGCGACTGGCATTACGGGCCTCCTCCGCTTGCTCGTTTAACACTTTAATTAACATCTTAAACATCTCGGTATCGAGATCAAGTACCGCTTGAGGCGGG